TAACTCATTGTATTTAGGGGTTATTTTGCCTATACGACGGCAGTTTATTGCCTCTTTACTTAGCTCAATGTTTACCTTCTCAACTGCCTTATACATACGTTTTAAATCCAAGCGGGTTTCGGGCTCAGAATTAATAATACTAGTCCACACAATCTCTAACCTAGTTTGCATCTCTTCAAGATTTGTTGACATAATGCTATTATATGATAAAATGGTATACTTGTCAAATCCATAAATACTACAATATAGGAATTACTATGCCACGTTTAAGTCTTTGGAAAGACGGCGCACACTCAAACGATTATAAGTTTATAGATCGCAGAATTAGCGAAATGTTTACCATTGGCGGTACCGGCATAATGTTAAACAAGTACCTGGGTGTAAACACACAGGGCACAAATTTAACAACCAGTGCCGCACAAGGATCCATTGGACCAACCCTAACATTTAGCAATACTGTGGGTGTAAGCAAAGACTATTTTGTGTTTGGATCCAATATTCCAGCTGGTGCCAAGGTAGCATCAATGACCACAACCAGTATAACCTTAACAGGTAATACCACTGCGGCCATAGGTACCAATACGATAATTGGTTTCAGTTCCGATGCGACTAAACCAAGCTATGCAAACCAAAGCGAACAAAATATTCAAGACTTGTTATGGTTAGAAAATCGTGATCGAAAATATGACCACGATGTATATAAAATGCGTGGGATATATCAACGTGCCGACCAAGACTTTGATTTAAGCCAATTTGGTTTGTTTCTACAAACCGGCACAATCTTCATGGTGTTTCATTTACGTGACATGGTTGACCAAATTGGACGTAAACTAATTGCCGGTGATGTATTAGAGTTACAGCATTTAAAAGATTATGATGCTTTAAACCAAGACGTTCCAGCATCCTTAAAAAGATATTATGTAGTAGGTGATGCCAGCTTTGCTGCTGAGGGCTTTAGCGCAACATGGTGGCCACACCTATGGAGGGTCAAACTGAATCCGTTAGTTGATAGCCAAGAATACAAGGATATTTTAAATCAGGTTGTGGCCGGTACTGCCGATACCAAGACCAGCGATATATTGAGTAGCCTATCAAAATATCAAAACATAAACAGTGCCATTATTGCACAAGCTGAGGTAGATTTACCCACATCCGGATATGATACCAGCAAGTTTTATACATTACCATTGGACCAAGAAGGTAACCCACTTAGTTCTCCAATCACTGCTGATAATACTGCAATTGAGGCTGATAACTTAACACCATTGGCAGATAGTGGTGTTGCTAGTCCGTTATCTAAAATAGCTGGCTACATGGTTGGCGATGGTATTGCACCAAATGGGTTAGTTACCGGTGCCGGAGATGCATTTCCAATGTCGCCAGCCGAAGGTGATTATTACTTGCGATTAGATTACTTACCAAATCGTTTATTTAGATTTAGTGGATCAAGGTGGATCAAGATTGAAGATTCTGTACGTACCAACTTAACTCCGGGTGCCACAAATAATATGACTCAGCGTGGTGGCTTCGTAAATAACACAAATACATACGTAGATGGCGATGGTACTACTCATAATGAGCGCCAACCGTTGAGTCGTGTATTAACTCCCAAGGCCGATAATTAATGTCAGTACAATTTTCTTATGATGGTCAAATCCGACGATTTGTTATGCAATTTGTTCGCATATTATCAAACTTCCAAGTTGAATTTGGAAAAGATTCAGCCGGCGACCGCACATTACAAACAGTTCCAGTATATTATGGAGATGTTAGTCGCCAAGCGGCCATGATACTTCGTGGTAATAGCGAAAATACATTAAACTCTGTTCCTGCTGTTGCTACTTACATATCAGCATTGACTTATGATCGTGATCGGTTGCAAAATCCATACTATGAAGGGGTCATGCGTATCAGAGAACGCACATATGATGATTTGGCGCAAGAATATACACAAACGCAGGACAACATTTATACAGTAGAACGCATGATGCCGGCACCATATAAACTATCCATGAAAGTGGATATATGGACCAGCAACACTGAACAAAAACATCAATTACTGGAACAAATGTTACCATTGTTTAATCCCGGATTAGAAATACAGAGCACCGATAACTATATTGATTGGACTAGTTTAAGTGTGGTATTACTGACCGATGTAACGTATACCAGTAGATCTGTGCCGGCAGCAGGTGAGGAAAGTATTGATATTGTTACATTGACATTTGAAATGCCAATTTGGATTAGCTTGCCGGCCAAGGTTAAAAAGATGGGTGTTGTATCTCAAATTATTGCCAGCATATATGATGCCCAGGGTGATTTAAGTCCAGATATAATATATGGACAACAAGGGTTAATGAGTCGACAAAGATTTACCCCAATGAACTATGACCTTGTGTATTTAGGAAACACCCTAACCTTGTACAAAGATACCGCTACTGAAAACAATGATAACGAAATTCACGGGCAAACCGTGCCTTGGAGAAATATGATTAATATATATGGTACACTTACCAATGGTATTAGTCAAGCAAGATTAACATTTTCATATCCGGATGGTACACACGAAATTGTGGGTACAGTTGCATTTAATCCAACTGATGATACACAATTGCTGTTTACTCCGTTTGCACAAACATTACCAGCAAATACTCTATCTCCAGTTAATGCAATTATTGATCCGCGCAATGTCACAGTTAATAGTAATATTTTAGATCCCGCAGCGGGTACTCGATATTTAATTTTAAATCCAATTGGTGATGCTCTCGGTGAGAGTGCAATTGCCTGGGCCGGGACTGCTGCCGGTAATGATCTAGTGGCCAATGCAAATGATATAATTGAGTGGAACGGAACATATTGGCATGTGGCATTTGATAGTAGAGAATCTGCAGTACAATATATATCAAATCTAAATACCACAGTCCAATATCGGTGGACTGGTGAAGCGTGGGTTAAGAGTTACGAAGGGTTATTTAAATCTGGTGAATGGAGTTTGGTGCTGTAATGTCCGAGACGCACACAGAAGGTTGTGGAGCATTGATATATAGTAAAAGCACCAACCGCTATCTTTTTCTATTACGCAACAAATCAAAGCATTCCGGATCCTGGGGAATTGTTGGTGGTAAAATGAAAATCAAAGAAACAGTTATACAGGGATTGGTACGAGAAATCCAAGAAGAAATTGGTATTGATTATACCAATTTTAAATTTATTCCGTTAGAAACGTTTACCGCAGATAACCGTAAATTTGTATATTACACATTCCTATTGGGAATAGAAGCAGAATTTGTTCCTACCCTTAACGATGAGCATAGAGGATATTGTTGGGTAGAGTTAAACGATCATCCAAAGCCATTACATCCTGGCTTATGGCGTAGTTTTAATTTTGATATTATTAAAAAGAAAATTAAAACATTAGAGTCAATATTAGACTAACCAATATCTGCTTCTAATATAAAATCTCTAAAATCAATTTGTCTAAAATTTACCAGGCGAATAAATGCGTCGCTTGCATACCAACTTCGGGTGGGCATCACACTGATAAATTCAACATCACTATATGTTTTAATAATGGATGTAAGAGTTAAATTCCAAAATGTTTCATCATGATGTTCACTGCTATGTGGATATCCATTGGTATCTTTATAAACATTATTAACAGGACCAACACCGTGATATCCATCATATCCCATTAGAAATACTTTCTTATGTCCATCAAAACACGCCATATATACTGCCAATGCACCGGCATCATAACTTATGTTCTGTGGTATTAAATAAAATTCATTGGGATATGCAAGAATATGTTCACCAGTGGCATATACAATGTGATCTTGTGTATATTTAGATTCTGCAATTTCTTTAATTATTGTATCACCGACTGCCACAAGAAAGTCCGGGGTAAAATCTCTATATAATGCATTACAACCATAACTTTGTAATTTATTTTTTGCAAGTATCCCGCCGCGATGATTGGTAATATGTGCCAGGTCAAAGCCTTTTCGAGTTTCCCCATTACCAATCGCAATAGCCTGGCCGGTTGTAAATGTATTAAACACTTGGTTTGATACATATTCAGTTGTGGGAAGCCATTTGTTATTTGAATAGGTCAATTGCGTAATAACGTTTTCCCCGGCATATGTGGCGCGATATAGTTTTTTTAATGTTTGCATAAATTATTATTCCTCATACTTTAATATTTATCAATTAACGGGTGCCAACTTAGTTGGTATGTTATTTGTTTGGGTATCTGTTGTGGCCACTGGCAGTGCCGTCTACTATGGTTGCCATTATCTTTTTCCTTCTGCAAACACATTAACAAACACCGTGCCATCTTCCAACGCTTCAATCTCATGCCACTCACCAGCGGTTAAATTTACAGGCTGAGTTTCTTTGGTCATTATCAGTTCTCGTCCCTCTTTACGGACAGCAACTGAACCAGCGTGGCAGCAGGTTGCGTGTGCATAAATATGGGTATGTTGCGTTAGACCCTCACCCTTATTGGCGTGAAAGATGTTCAGCGTTGCTCCGTCATATGTGAAGTTGTGACGGGGAGGCACAGCGGTAATCATAGTTGCTGTAAGCCTGTAGTGACGGGCTGGTCTGGTGCTGGGGTTATTACCGGCGCAACATAATCACCCACTGGGCCAAACTCACCAGCACTACACCTGATAAAAATCTCATAGGCGTAATCCGTATCGTTCAGCGATGCGGTAAAAGGCACCTCACCCAGAGTTTCAAATGTAACAAAACAATCAAGGAGAGTTTTTTCGGCGTTAGCCCAAACAGGATTTCTAACTTGTGTGTAAATCATTATGAAATCCTTTGAAATAGAAAGTTGCGGGTGAAGTCCGAATTAGACCCCCACCATGATGTCATGTTGGAATCAGCATAATACGCATTGGTGCCAGAACCGTTTACAGATGCCGAAACGCATCTCCATGTCCCAGAAAATCCAAATGATCCAAATGTTGCAGCACAACATACACCTAAATATATACCACCTAGCGCAGAACCCGCATATGTTGATTTTCTAGAAGGT